CCCCTCCTTCTCGATCAGGTAGTCGCGGATCTTGCCGAAGAGGCCGGCGATCGCCTCCCAGGCCCAAACGCTCTGCCAGTCCGCAAAATCGAAGGTGACCGCCTCGCCCTGGGCGAACTCGGCGAAGGCCGGATCCGGCAGCCCCTTGACCGCCGGGGGCATCGCCCCCAGAAAGCCGACGTGACGCAGGGTGCCGTCGGGATAGAAGGCCGCCGAGCGCTTCTTGTAGAGCCCCTCCTTCACCGCGGCGGCGAAGACCGGCTGGACCTGCTTGAACTTGGCCAGGAGCAGCTTGCCGCCCTTTGCCGGGGCCGCCTTCAGTGCCTCCACCCAGCCGTAGGCGGGGGCGTTGTCCTGCGGGTGGCCGATCACCGCCGGCGGCTCGTGAATCGCCGCATTGAACTTCGCCACGGCCTTGTCGATCAGCGCGTCGCCGTCGTGCTCCCGGCCTTGGCTGTCGGTCTGCCTGCCGCCCCGGAAAATGGGCACCCAGTCATCAAAGCCCCTGAACTCGAACATCTCTCACCTCCTGGTCAGGTAATCCCTGACGATGCCTACGATCTGCTCGCTGTCCCGGGAGCTCAGCCCCAGGTAGGGACGCGCGGGAATGACCGATCCCGGATGCCGGACCGACTTGACCGGATGAGCGGCTCCCGGCCAGAACAGAGCCTTCTTGCGAGTCGGCAGGATCAATCGCGCTGCTGTCCGTCCGCCCAGTTGATGAATCGCCGCATAAACCCGGTTTGTTCCGATCGCGACGGCGTTTTGCCCCATCAACTGGTAGCGGTTGCTTCCCCGCAGATGTCCGGATTCCGTCAAGATTTTCGAGTGTCTCTTCCGGGCAAGCGTGGAGGGTTTCAACGGCGCCCAGGGCGTGCCGTCCGGCGCCGGCCCCTCACTCTGGAAGCGGTCCTCGGTCGAGCGGATCACGTACTCTCCGATCGCCTTCATCACGGGCGAGGGGTTCTTGACCTTTCCAGACAGGTCCTGCAGGGCCTTCTGGACCGGCGCATCGTGAATACCGATATTGATTTCCATCAATCGCCCCTTGCTGCTCTCAAATAATGCTTGACAAGAGATATACAATGTATATCATTAAGCCATGCAGAAAACGGAAGCTCTGCCCATTCGGGTCGATCCCGAAACGAAGCGCATGGCCGCTGCGAAGGCCGAAATGCTCGGCATCAGCGTTGCGGCGTACATCCGCATGCTGATCCGCCTGGACAACCAGCGCGATACCGCCGATACCAGACTGCGAAGGGAGTAGCGTCGAAAGCCATGTGGGTTTTCACCGACAGGGGATTTCTCTCCATTGTGGAACACCGGGACGACCCGGAGACGCTGCTCGTGCGCTCCCGTTTCGCCGGCCAGATCCGGAAGCTGTTCCCCGGGGCAAAGGTTCTCAAGACGCCGCAGGCGGATTACCTCTATCGCGCGTTCATTCCCCGCCGACAGGTGGCCGATAAGCTTTTCTCGGCGGTCGAAGAGATCCACTACCCGAACTTCAAGAACTCGATCGGAGACGACCGGTACCACGACGCCTGCATGGACGTCTGGTCGGCCCTCTACCGACATCAGAGGAGGACGTAACAGATGGATCGAACCGCCATCAAAAAGCGATATGAAGCGCTTCAGCCCCTTCCGGATACGGGATGGGATACAACCTGGATCGACCGGCTGCGAACCTGGGGCGATTTCTTGGCGAGGGGCCAGGAAGTGGCCGCTTCCCTGCGCAAGCTGCAGATCAGCGCAGCCGATTACGAAGGCGATTTCCGCAGCCTTTGCCCCGGGCTCCACGACCTGCTCATGGAGGCCTTTCCCATCACGCCGGAGATCCAGGCCGAGCTCGACGAATGGAAGGCCGAACTGGGCTTTATCGAATAACACTCGCACTGGCCGCCCTCCCGATCACGACGTATTCCGATTCGCCCTTGCCGTAATGCATGTACTTGCTTCCCTGGTAATAGGTCTTCAGCGTATCTTCCACCCGGACGGACATCCGGACGGCGCGGTCTCCGCTGAAACCGTTTGTCTTGACCGTTACGGAATGGGTTGAATTCCCCTCGAAAGTCCCCCGCTTGTAATTGCTGTCAAATTCGGCCCTCGACATGAACCGGACAGCAGGGATCTCGTCGAAGCCGTGCAGCCGCCGCATCAGGTACTGCTGGAACTCGTACTCCGCATCGAGGAGTGAAAAGACAGTCTCCCTGGAAACCTTGGCCTTCTGCAGGGCGCGACCCAGCCCGTCGTCCAGGGCTGCGGCGATCTCGCCCCTCGCCGTTTGCCCGGAGTGGTACTTGGTGACCAGCCCGAAGCGGGATTCGGCCCAGAGCTTGATCGCCGCGCCGCCGCTCGACGAGGAGCTGCCAGACCACTCTGAAAAGGTGCCCCGAAGCACCCCGCGTCCCCATTTGTGGATCCTCTCCATCGTGTAGGCCTCGAATTTACCCACCAGGGTCTCCACCTCGCCGGCGAACCTGCTGCTGGTGGATCCGTTGATCAATCCGTTGCTTTCATAAGGCTGCCAGCGAGACGTTCCCCATTTCCTGAACTCCTCCAGGTGAGAGCCGAATCCCCGCGGTACGAGCCTGTGCTCCAGATCGTAGCGATCGATCAGCGCCTGGCGCCTCAGCCAAAGGGTTTCTGTCAGCTCTTTGACCTCGGTCTTGGCAAAACCGGCCTGTTCGAAGGCATTCTTCACATCGGCCTTTTTGAGCTTCAGCAGCCCCTCGGCTCCTTCCCGCTCCAGCCAAACGTTCTTCTCGAAGATCGAGTTGAACACCGAGGCAGATTGCGGATTCAATGTTGCATCCCGCAACGTCTTGATCTCGGCCGGAACGGCCTCGTAGGGTTTCGTTCCGCCCATTGCCCGGTACTTGAAGCTCCCGCCGGCGTCGATCATCACCATCCGGCCGTTCTTCCCGATCATGACGTTGTCGTACTTGAGCCCCACCACGTCCCAGTTCTTCGTCAGCACCGAGGCGTGAAAGATCTTTGCCATGTCGGCCGGGCTATCGATCATATCGGTTGCGGTCGCCGCCTTGAGATCCGCCCGCCACTTGCTGGTCAGGGCCAGTTTTCCGTCCCAGGAGCGGAGGTTCAGCTCCGGCATCTCCACGCCAAGCTTCCGGTAGATCGCATTGGCCGCGAATTCCGTCCTCGCCTGGGCCTTGTCTGCGTAAAACTTGACGTAGTAGCGGGTACCATCAGGAGCCTCGTATATACCGCCGGGGTTCGACCCCTTCCGATCTTCAATCTTTTTCCAAAGAGCTGCATCGTCTCCGCCGCCCTCTGCAACGGCTTTCTTCCTCGCCGCCGTCCGGATCCGGCGGGCAAACTTGGCCGCCTCTTTGTCCCGCACCGCGATCTCGTCGATAAGCGGCCGGGCAATGTCATCGGGCAGCCGCGCCAGGGCGCTTTCGAGGATGCCATACTTCGACCGCGCGGCCTCGCCGACGTTGTATCCCCAGCCCTTGTCGATGCCAACGGGCTCGCCTGTCTGGGGATCGATTGGCGACAGAGGAGCGTCCCCCTTTCCTTGGGCTTTCGCCTGTTCCCAGTCTTCCTTCCCGGCCGCGAAGATCTTGCATTTGCAGCCCCAGCCGTTGGGGACATAGTGTGTCTTCCACCAAGGGTCGTCATCCGGAAGCGTGACCCCATCCCATGCCAGGTGATGGGGCCGCGGCACCCGGCTGTCGCCGTGGCGGTAGGTCAGATAGCCGAAGAGCTTTCTGACATCGGGATCCTGGAGCTGCTGCCAGCGGCCTGCCGCGTAGGAGGTGCGGATGTTCGTGGAGTAGATGACCTCGCTTCGCCAGTTGCGGCCGCCTTTGTAGGACCAGCCGTTCCTTGCGACGATGTCGTCAAAACCCTTCCGGAAGTCCGCCAGCGTCGTTCCCTGGACAATGGCCTTGTCTACGGCTTGACGAAAATCGTTCAATAGATCGGCCTTGTAGGCCCCCGCGATCATGAAGCCTTTGGCGTGCTGCTCCTTCCAGAGGTCCGTCCACTTTTGCGTCGGGATGTTCAACTTGTTTTGAAAGAACGCTTCCTGCTCTTTGAAGGGCAGTTTAAAAACCGTTAACAGTTCCGGACCAATGCTGTCCTCGGCGAACTCAGGCCTTTTTTTTTACCGAGTATCTCCGTGGCCACTTCATATTGGCCGGCCATTTCGGCCAGCATCATCCCCTGGGCCATGATGACGCCCAGGCTCTCCGGATCCATCGCACCCCACAGATCGAGGATGCGGTCCCGGAGATCCCCCAGGTCCTCGGCCTCCTCCACCAAGCGCTTCAGCGGTGCCATATAGACGGCGTCCGTCACCGGCCCAGCCGCTGTCGATGTCCGTTCCGCGATGAGGTCGGCGACGGGCCTTTCTTCGGATTCCGAAAACTGGGGCTGGCTGGCTCCGGGTGTCCCCGGGGCATTTCCGACGCCGGCCTGGCCCGCGAGCGCGGCGATCTCCTCGCCCTCCTCGGGGACGGGGTAGCCGTAGGTCTCATTGAAATACCGGACCGGGATCCGCGCGCCCGATTTGACGTTCCGCTCGTCGATCTGGCTCTGTTTGTCCAGGTTTGGCTTCGGCCGGGCATGGGTCAGGAACTTCGGGTACTGAGTCACACCCGGAAAATTGTAGTCTACGATCCACTTGATCAGGGTCTCGTTCAGGGCGGCATCGAGGAGATCCGCGTCGGCCTCGATGATATCCTGCCGGACCTCCGCTTGGGTCTGTTCGTTTCCAAGCTTGCCCGGCGTACCTTCCGTCGTGGCCGTCTGCCCCAGGACCGCCTTGGAGATCTGGGCGTCCATGAACGCCTGGAACTCCTTGTAGTCGGCCGTTCCGGAGCGCTTCGCTTCCAGGTACTCGATGATCATGCCCTCGGGTATGGCGATGCCCGTCTCGGTCTGGATCGCCGCCAGGATCGCCAGGAGCCTGTTTTTTTCCTCCTCGGAGGCGCCGTTCGGGTACTTCCCGACCGGCGTGGGGGCACCGAACTTCTCCAGGAAGACCGCCCAGAACTTGATCCCGTGCTTCTTGAACCAGACCGGCCAGAAGAGCCGCTGCCCCAGGCCTTTCCCGTAGGGGTTGTCCGAATCGCCGTAGCGGAAGACGAAGAACTTCCTCTCCGGGAGGGCCTGGCCCTTGAGGAGGTTCTCCCAGGTGAGCAGCCGCAGCTCCCGGTCGGGCGTGAAGATGAAGCGGCGCGGGTGCTTGGCGAAGAGCTTATCGACGACGATCGCGCGATCTTTTTCCCGGACCTTCCACATCGTCTCGCAGACATAGTAGCCGTAGAGGATCCCCTGGAGGAGCTCCCCGCGGGCCTGGTCGAAGTTGCAGTTCTCCAAAACCCCCGAAACGAAATCGGCGACAACTTTTTCCCGGGACTCGGCCCCGGGGCGGTCCGGGCGGGCCGCGGATTCGGCGGGCACGACCTCCCACTCCTTGCCCACCACGGAGAGGTAGCGGGTCTGCAGGACGCTGCCGGCGTGGGCGTCGCGGTCGATCTCGTCGTAGAGCTTGAGCCCCTTGCCGTGGGATTCGTTGCGGATGACCAGGTCGGGGTTCTCCAGGCGCAGTTCGAACCCCGGGAACACCTCCACGTCCATCCGGATCGCGGCGATCTCGTTCAGAATCGGCGTCTGCTGCGCGGTTTTGTCTGCCATATCCTCACCCGTTGACGTACCGGCTCATTGCCGCGGAGGCCGTGGCCCGGGGGATGCCGGTGGACTGATACTCGATCGGAACGCCGTCCTGCCTGCTGGCGAACCATGCCAAAGCCAGGGCGATCGCCGAATCTCCATGCCGCTTGAAGGCGGCATTCTTGGTGTCTTCGATGCGCAGACCGGGCAGCTTGATGATGCCGTTGATCATCTCCAGGGTGCGGATATCGTTCAAAACGTCCGCATCCTTCATCAGATCCAGAGATTGATCCTCAAAGGCCGCCTGGAAGCTCACCATGTTGTCCCGGTACCAGGCGTCGTTGAGCATGACCTGGTGGATCCGCTCCTGCCCGTACTTGTCCGCCGTATATTCCGCCAGCGTCGCCCCGTTTCCGGTGGCGTCCATCGCGCCGCAGCGGAACCGCGGCAGCCGATCGATCATGTGCCAGAGGATCTGCTCCTGCTGACGGGTCGGGACGTTGTGCATCTCGATCAGGAAGGGGCAGCGGCGCCGGAGATCCTGCTCGATCGACAGGGGCGCGAAGACGGAAAAGTCCCAATACCGCGCGAAGTCGTCGCCGAAAACGTGCTCCCGCAATTTGTCGAGGGCATCCAAAAGCGGATTGAGATTGATCCGGATCCACTCCGCCGCCCAGGATTCGCGGTACGTGGTGCCTTTGAGCACGAAGTTATTGTCCAGGGCGAGGCGCAGGATCGGCCGCTCCTCGGTCATGCACGATTCAATGAGAACGCCCGGGATGGCGACGCCGGAACCCTCACGAGGAATCGCGTCCAGTTCCTCCCGCATGATGTCCTTCTTCGTCCCGTAGGCCGCGCGGACTTTCTTGTACCATTCGGCCTTCGCCTCCGGTGTGGGCGTCCAGCCCTTGATGAAACAGACCCGCTCGTAAAGGCCGTTGGCGACGGCGTCGTCGAAGGTCACCCGGAAGATCTTGAACCCGGAATACCCCGCCCGGGTGTCCCGGACGAGCTGGTTGAACGGGTTCTTGTCGCCGTTGTGGGTGCTGATGATCCGGATCTTCCCGCCCCAGATGATGAGCGCCGTGGCGGCATCAATGACGGCCTGGACGTTGCGGTGGAACGCCGCTTCGTCGATGTCCACGATCCCCTGGAGGCCGCGGATGCTGGCCGGGTTGCTGGAGAGGGCGACCTGTTCGAAGCCGGAGGCGTACCGGATCCGATAGGCGGTGATGTTCTTGGACGTCCCGTCGGGCAGTTGGTCCTCGAAGAGGAACACCTCGATGCCCTTCCATCCGGTCGCCATCGCCGCGGACATGACCTTCGCCATGTGGGCGGCATAGCCGATGTATTCGAGCCCCTTCTCCTTTGTGTCGCCGATATAGTAGGCGTTGTCGCCACCGGCCTTCTTGGTGCTCGATGCGGTGATGCAGTCGTCCAGGGCCGTGGCATAGGTGATGCCGGTCCGCCGCCCCTTCTCGGCGATGTTCAGATCGTACTGATGGAGCTGGCGGATCCAGTCGGACTGGTGCTTCATCAGCACGCCCTCAGCGAGCGGATCGTATCCCGCAGGGATCTCCCGGACGCTGGGAGGCAACTCTTCCCAGTCCAGGATTCTGATCGTATCGCCCGGCAGCCGCTCCGCCATTACGCTCCCATCAAGACTTTCTCGCGCCAGAAGCGCGCCTGTTCCTCGTTCATTCCCTGCTGCTTGGCCATCTCATCGACAACGCCCGCGGCCTCTTCCAGAGCCTGCTTCCGGACGGCCCGGGCATCTTTCCGATTGTCGATGTCGGCCTTGCTGAGCTTGGCGATCATCGTCCCCATTTTCGGCAGGCCGTCCGCCGTTTCCGCATCGATCAGGGCGTCAAACGCCTTCTGCTGCACCAGCCGGATCAGGGCCTGTGTCATCGTGCCCTGGTCGTCGCCCGCCGCCTCGGCGACGGCTTTGGCCTGCTCGGTGGCGAGCTTGATGGCGGCGATCCTTTCCTCGAATCCTTGGCCGTATCGGTGCGCAGCCGATCGCGACACCCGTATTTCCACCCCCGCAACTTCCAGCAGCCCGTTCAACCGTTCGATGATGCCGTCGTAATCGGAGAAGTTCTTCTCGATCAATAACCGGTCGAACTCGGCCTTGATCTCCGGCGGTAGTTGCGTGATTTTCGATCGGGCCGGCATCGGGTCAGCTCCATCTCTCGGGCCGGGCGATTCCCGGGAAACAGTCTGTCGTGTATTCGACGCAGTCGATGCCGTGCCAGTTGATCTTCGCGAACCAGACGGGCCGGTTTTTCTCGATCTCGACCAAGCTGCGCTCGGACAGGTAATCCAGCTCCCGGCGGATATCCAGGATCGTCACGTCCGGCACGATCTCGATGAGGGCGGTCTTGATGATCGCCTCCGAGGTTCCCATCGGCTGCGCCGCATAGAGAGCCCGCAGGATGTTCCAGCGCATTTCCTCTCGCCGTGCCCGTTCCATGTCCATATTCATCACTCCTTTTTCCCGCGCAGCGCCTCCACGACCAGGTCGCGGAGCTTATCGAGCTTCGAGTTGATGACGACGTCGAACCGGATGAAATCTTCCCTGCGCACGTAAGAAAGC